GTGACCACATCATGAGCAAGTATTACACCGGCAAAGACGGCACCCTCAGCATCGCTGGCACCACGCAGGTGAAGGTGACCAACTGGTCCCTGCAGGCCGACCTGGAGATGCTGGAGACCACCACGCTGGGCGACGACGACCGCAGCTACACGCCCGGCATCCGCTCGTACAGCGGCTCCGCCACTCTTCTGTACTACGAAGACGACACCGCCCGCAACGACGCTGCGACGCAAGTCAAGCGCGTCATCAGCACTGGCGCCCCCAGCACTTCCCCCATCGCCTTCATCCTGGCGCTCGGCAGCAAGACTGTCACCATCAACGCCTTCATCACCAGTGCCTCCTATGGAGCCAGCGTTGGCGAAGTAGTGAGCGCTCAAATCAGTTTCCAGGGTTCTGGCGCCGCTACGGGAGTGGCCATCTGATGTCCACCTACCTTGGCGCTTACGGTCGCGTCGCCCTCCGCCGCAAAAGCGATGAAGGCGAAAAAACCTCTGTCGTCAACGCCAGCGACATCAACGTCACTGCCCGCCGGTTCAGCTTTGACTTCGAGCCCGGCTTCCTGATCAGCGGCGACGAGGTGGAGATCACCAGCACCAACGGCGTCGTCCTCGGCTTTGTTGGTACCGATGGATGGGCCAACAACACCAAGCAAAGCAGCGGGAAGTGGTACGTCTTCGTTGACGACATGGGCGGTATCCGCCTGTACAACAACTTCGCCGCGTCCCTCGACGGCGAACAAGCCTCGGCCATCACGCTTGCCTCCATCGCCTCCGACATCCCCATCCGCGTCAAGGTCGAAAACGCCAGCACGCGTTTGCTTGGGGCAGTCACCTCCTACGAGATCAACACCAACCGCGAGGCCATCGACGTGACGGCCCTGTCGGAAGAGTTCCGCAGCCAGTACAGCGGCTTGATGTCCGGCTCGGGCACCATCTCCTGCCACTGGGACTACCTCGACACCGTTGCAGAAAGCGGCAACTACCTGCTGCAGCTAATCCTCCGCACCGAAGTTGGCAGCGAATTCGACGCCGAACTGTTCGTCAAAACAGAAAACTATTCTCCAACTGGCCAACAAGACGAATTAAACGACAAAATCTACTACAGTATTAGTGCAATCATTACAAACGCAGCCGTTGCGTTCCAGCCAGGCTCGATTGTTGAAGTGACCGCCGACTTCATCACAACTGGCCCCATCCGTCTCCGCACGGGCGTGGGTCAGCTCGAATACTTGCTGCAGGAAAACGGCGATAGACTTGAGCTTGAGCAAGACGCCAGCTCGTACTTGGCCTTGGAGCAGGAGGACTAACCCTTGGCAGACCTCAAAATTACAGAGCTGCAGGCCCTCGCTGGTGCCAACCTCGCAGCCACGGACGAACTGGCCATCGCGGACATCAGCGCCAGCGAAACCAAAAAAATCACGGTCAGCGACCTCATCGCATACGGCGCCGACCTCATCTCGAACGCCGAGATCCCAAGCGCCAAAATCAGCTTTGCCGCTGGCTCCATCGTCGAAGCATCGCTTGCCACTGGCTCTGTCACTGCCACCAAGATTGGCGCCGACGCTGTAACCGCCGCCAAACTCGGAGACCAAAGCACCTGCATCGTCGCTGCCAGCAAAGCTGCCCTCGACGCAGTCACTGGCGATTTTATCGGCCAACTCGGCTTCACCACCGACACTGTCAAGATCTACCTCTGGCAGAACAGCACTTGGAACTCGGTCAAAGCTGCTGGCTCGATCAACACCATCACGGCTGACACCAGCGGCATCGTCAACATCACAGTCAGCACTAGCGGCGACACCGCCACTGTTGGCACCAGCCTCGACAACACAGGCGCCGCCGGCCAATTCCTCGCAGGCCCGACTGGTTCTGCTGGAGCCGTCAGCTACCGCACCATCGCTGGCGCCGATCTCCCCACGGCCACCACTAGCGCGAAGGGCGGCGTCATCATCAATGGCGGCGGCCTGACGATGAGTGGCGACACCGCCATCATCAACAACACCGTCACCCCTGTCACCGACTCCCTCCGCAAACTCACCTACAGCGCACAAGGCCTGATCACCGCCAGCACTGCTGTTGCTGGTTCTGACCTGCCTGTTGCCACCAGTGTTTTAACGGGCGCCGTCCGTCCTGGCACTGGCCTCAGCGTTGACGGCAGCGGCGTCCTCAACCACTCCAATAGCGTTGCAGGCACCACGCAAAACGGCATCACCTTCGACGCCCAGGGTCACATCACCAATGCCACGGCGTTAGTTGCAGGCGACATTCCAGACCTTCCGGCCACCAAGCTGACCAGCGGTTCGCTTGACATTGCCCGCATCACAAACAACACGGTGACTGGCGCCAAGCTGGCCAACTACGCCATCACCAAGATTGGAGAAACGCAGCCCACGGCCGACATGATCGGCCAGTTCTTCTTCAATCCCCTCACCCGCGACCTTTTCCTCTGGGACGGTAACGTTTTCCAGCCCATCGGCATCTCGGTGGGCGAAATCATCTTCGCTGGCACGTTTGATGCCTCCGCCGGAAGCGGCAGCGGCCTGATCGCTACCGTCACCGCAGAAGGCACCGCCATCGGCCTGGTCGTTGGTCAGCCGCTACCTTCAGCAGCCACCGCCAACAACCGCTACTACTTGGTGGTCTCCGAGGCTGGCACGATCACCAGCGGCAACGCCCCGAACGTTGCTCTGGCACCGCCTGACATCGTCCTGTCGAACGGCAACGAATGGACCGAGGTTGACGTTAGCCAGACGATCACCAGCGTCACCGCCAACCAAGTCAGCTACACCCCCAGCGGCGGCCTTGCTGCTGTCAACGTCCAAGCCGCTATCGACGAGCTAGAGAGCGAAAAGCTCGCCAAGGCCGGTGGCACGATGACCGGCGAGCTGCTGATCGGCAGCGCCGGCAGCTTTGCGTTTGAGGGCTCCACTGCCAACGCCTACGAAACCTACCTGACCGCCGCCGACCCGACCGCCGACCGGACTATCACCTTCCCGGACCAAAGCGGCAACGTCATCGTTAGCGGCAACGCCAGCATTGTCAACGCGGACATCAACGCCAGCGCCGCCATCGCCTTCAGCAAACTGGCCGCACTGACCAGCGCCAACATCCTCGTCGGCAACAGCAGCAACGTGGCCACTTCCGTCGCCATGAGCGGCGATGTGACGATCAGCAACACTGGGGCAACCACCGTCGTTAGCGGCAGCACCAGCGTCGCAGGGAAACTGCAGCTCACCGACAGCACCAGCAGCACCAGCACAACGACAGCCGCCACACCCAACGCAGTCAAGAGCGCCTACGACCTAGCCAACGCTGCCCTGCCCAAGTCCGGCGGCACGATGACTGGAGCGATCACCTTCGCTGCAGGCCAGACCATCAGCGGCTACGGCGCCATCGACACCGCCCAAACCTGGACCAAAGGCCAACGTGCTGAGGTGACGGCGCTTACCGACGCGGCCACCATTGCGGTTGACTTTGCAGATAGCAACAACTTTTCGGTAACACTCGGCGGCAACCGCACCTTGGGCAATCCCACCAACCAAGTGGCTGGGCAGTCCGGGTCGCTGTTCGTGACACAGGACGGCACCGGCTCGCGGACCTTGGCGTATTCGTCGGACTGGGAATTTGCCGGTAGTACTGCACCTACACTCAGCACGGCAGCTAATGCCGTGGATCGTATTGATTACATTGTCCGCGCAAGCGGCAGCATCCACGCTGTGCTCACCAAAGCCTTCGCCTGATGTCAGTCTTTCATGAGAACATGCTGATCGGTTCGTCCGGTCAGGGCGCCCCAGCCGCAGCGGGCATCTCCAGGAGCCTGCGTTTCAACAGTAGTGACAGTGCCTACTTGTCCCGCACCCCCGCATCTGCTGGCAACCGCAAGATTTGGACGCTGGCCCTGTGGGTAAAACGAAGCAATCTGAGCGATGGCGCTTTATTCCATAGCCCTGGAACAACAAGCGGCACGGCTCATACTTGGTGCAATTTTTCGGGAGATACTCTTCAGTTTTATGACTACACAGGAAGTGTGTTTAATTTTCTGCGTCAAACAGCGCAGGTTTTTCGTGACCCATCGGCTTGGTACCATCTAGTTTTTGTTGTTGATACTGATAATGGCACGGCTGCCAATAGAGCGCGAATCTATGTAAACGGATCTGAAGTAACAACATGGACGAGTACGTCAACAGCGGCTCCAGGTTTTAGCACGGCCTGGAATAACAATGCGCTTCATCAGATTTCTTCACAAAGTCAGTACTTCAACGGCTATCTCGCCGACATCTACTTCATCGACGGCCAAGCGCTGACCCCCACCAGCTTCACCGAAACCGACGCCACCACCGGCCAGCTCATCCCGAAGGCATACACCGGCAGCTACGGCTCGCAAGGTTGGCACCTGGAGTTCGCGGACAACAGCAGCAACACCGCGACCACATTAGGGAAGGACACTAGTGGCAACGGGAATAACTGGACGCCGAACAACCTGTCGGTCACCGCTGGTGCAGGCAACGACAGCCTCGTAGACGTTCCCACTAATGGGGCGCAGACGGATACGGGCGTGGGGGGTGAGGTTAGGGGGAACTACTGTACGTTGAACCCTCTAAAAATTGGCGCTAACGCCACGCTGACAAATGGCAATCTTGATTTCACCAGTTCAACCACCACTGGTTTCAATACAGTACTTGGCACAATTGGAGTCAGTAGTGGTAAATGGTATTGGGAGATCACTGCAACATCCTCGCAAGCAAATGGATTCGGAATAGCGACCGACAAGGTAAACATCAATGATTATCTAGGTGGTGACGCTAATGGCTGGATGTATTATCAAAACACCGGATCAAAATACAACAATAATACGGCAGCCTCATACGGAAGCTCATACACAACAAATGATGTAATCGGTTTTGCTTTTGATGCTGACGCCGGAACCATTACGGCGTATAAAAATGGCGTAAGTCTAGGGGTTATGTACTCCGGCCTTGCTGCTGGCACCTACTTCCCCGCTGTTAGTGATTCTGGTGCGCAGACCTGCTCTTCAACCGCCAACTTCGGCCAACGCCCCTTCGCCTACACGGCCCCCAGCGGCTTCAAGGCGCTCTGCACGGCAAACCTGCCCGCGCCATTAGTCACAAAGCCTTCCACGGTGATGGACGTGAAGCTGTATACGGGTACAGGTAGTAGTCAGAGCATCACTGGTCTTGGATTCAGCCCTGATTTTGTGTGGTTTAAAAATCGCAGCGGTGCAAATAGTCACGCACTGTTCGATACGGTTCGCGGTCGAGCAAGTGGATTGTTTAGTGACTCAACTGGCGCTGAACAAACAAGTAGTGTAGGCAATGATTTGTCTTCTTTTGACAGCGCCGGTTTTACAGTTGGAACACCTCAAAATTTCAACAGCCCAAACATAAATGGTGGCTCTATTGTCGCCTGGACCTGGGACGCCGGAACCACAACAGTCACCAACAACACAGCAGGCACGATCACGCCAACAGGTGTCAGGGCCAACGCGACGGCGGGGTTTAGCGTGGTGACGTTCACTGCACAATCCAGTGGCAGCGCAACTATCGGTCACGGCCTAGGCGTCGAGCCCCATCTGATCATCGTTAAGTCAAGGGCGCAAACATATAGCTGGCTTGTCTACCACAAGAACCTGACATCAAACGCCTATTACTTGATTCTCAACTCAACGGCGGCTCAGGACAATACCTCAAACGCGTGGAACAGCACTACACCCACATCAACAGTATTCACGCTTGGCAGTACGTATGCAGGTGGTGGCAATAGCGTCGCCTACTGCTTCGCCCCAGTAGTCGGGTACTCTAGTTTCGGCAGCTACACCGGCAACGGCAGCTCGGATGGGCCGTTTGTTTATACCGGGTTTAGGCCAGCGTTTGTGATGCTAAAGGAATCAAGTGCTTCTGGTA